GACACCTTGTTTAGTTTCAAGTAGGGACCTATCTCTTATCAGATTGGACACTTCCTGGAAAATTGTGGGTAATCCAACAATCCCACGACAGACGCATATTTTTAATAAAGAGGAAATATAAAATGAATAAATGGGATATACAAGACTGGAAAATAAAACCACACACTTTTAAATTTAGAGAAGGTGATACAGACGAAATAGGTGGTTGTAGTTTTATCGGTGGTACATGGCAAGATAGAACAACAGATGAATTATTTAAAGGCAAAAGAATAGTAATGTTTAGTTTGCCAGGTGCATTTACACCGACATGTACAGGTGAAGAATTACCAAGTTATGAAAGAAACTATCAAAAGTTTAAAGATAACGGTATAGATGATGTGTATTGTATATCTGTAAATGACGCATTTGTAATGAATGCTTGGGCAAGAGATTTAAAAATTAAAGATGTTAAGATGATACCAGACGGCTGTGGAACATTTACTAGTAATATGGGAATGTTAGTTGCTAAACCAGCACAAGGTTTTGGTATGAGGTCTTGGCGTTATGCAGTAATTATCAATGATGGCAAAGTAGAAGCCATGTTTGAAGAACCAGGTTTCAACAACTTTTCAGATGATGATGACCCTTACGAGGTATCAACACCAGAAAATGTGATGAAATATTTAAATGAGTATGAACAACTTGTATAAATACTATATGAAGGCGATAATACAGCCTACACAAAGACAACGAATATTTAAAATATAGGAGAATAAATATGGACTTTGAATCGTTAAAAAGCTCGTCAAGTAATTTTGACGCAATAACAAAAGCTCTGGAAACAAAACTTTCACCAGAGGACCAATCAAACAAAAACAAATATCAAGACGACAGACTTTGGAAACCAGAGTTAGATAAAACTGGTAATGGCTATGCTGTTATTAGATTTTTACCAGCAGCTAATGGTGAAGAAATGCCATGGCAAAGAGTATGGTCACATGCCTTTCAAGACAAAGGTGGTTGGTATATTGAGAACTCACTTACAACTTTAAATCATAAAGACCCGGTGAGTGAAGATAACACAAGACTTTGGAATACAGGTGTTGATAGTGATAAAGAGATTGCTAGAAAAAGAAAAAGAAAATTATCTTACTATGCAAATATCTTTGTTGTATCAGACCCTAAACATCCAGAGAATGAAGGCCAAGTTAAATTGTTTAAGTTTGGTAAAAAAATCTTTGACAAGATTACAGAAGCAATGCAACCAGCTTTTGAAGACGAGAAACCAATTAACCCATTTGATTTTTGGAAAGGTGCAAACTTTAAACTAAAAATCAGAAAAGTAGATGGTTATTGGAACTACGATAAATCCGAGTTTGAGGGCGTATCGCAATTGAAAGAGGCAGATGACCAAATCAAAGCGATATGGGAAAAACAATACCCTCTAAAACCATTTGTTGACCCTAGTAATTTCAAGACCTATGATGAACTCAAAGAGAAACTGAATAGGGTAATTACGGGAACGCAAAGCACGACTACGGTAGATGAAGTAGACCTCCCACCACAACAATCTACAAGTAGCGTGGAAATGCCAAAGGTAAACGAATCTAAGCCTGCTAGCGAAGATGACGACACATTGTCATATTTTAGTAAATTAGCAGACGAAGATTAATCCTTTCTCTCTCTTACCGAGGTATTAACCCTTAGCGAGAAATCGCTAGGGGTTTTCTTATAAATAGTGGTATGGCAATAGATGTATTTGAACCGCTAAAAGATTTACAAGGCAACAAACAAAAGAGTGCTAGTTGGTACAGGAATGCTGTATCTCTAATTGCAGATAGAACTAGTCCTAGTGAATTGTTTGCTAGTGGTAAATTATTAGGTAGACCTAGTGCAGGTCGTATGGCCATGTTTTTCTATGACCCTAAAACAAAAGCACGATTACCATATTACGATACTTTTCCATTGGTACTACCATTAGAACCAATGAAAGGTGGTTTTATAGGTTTAAACTTTCATTATCTACCTTACGGTGCTAGATTTGCATTTTTACAACAATTACAATCATATTCTAGTAATGCAAAGTTTGACCAATCAACTAAAATTCAAGCTTCATACAATGCTATTAAGAACAATAAATATACCAAAGCGAGTATAAAGAGATATTTGTACTCACAAGTCAGGTCTTCATTTTTAAGAGTAAATGTAAATGAGATGGCATTGGCAGCTTACTTACCAGTAGCACAATTTCAAGGTGCAACAATTGGTCAAGTATTTGCTAAAAGTAGAAAGACATATTAATGGACAGAGATAGAACAAAACAATTGGTAGAACACACTAACAAAATTAATAAACATAAAAAAGAATTAGAACTATCTAAATCTTTAAGACAAGAAGTTGAGATTGGTGCTACAGGTACACAACGATATAGAATTAAAAAAGGACCTAATAAAGGAAAAATACTGTAATGGCAATTTTAAGAGGTGGTCGTAGAATAGGTAACTTTGATATTAGACTTGGTTTACCAAGAGATAAGTCATTAGCTGATGTAGCAGGTGACCCTAGACTACAAAGAAAACCTGGTGGTTCTGGTGTACTACAAAGATTTCAGGCACAGATAAATCAAGGTGAAGGTATGGCAAGACCAAATAGGTTTTATGTCATAATAAATCCACCACAAAAATTAATTACAACACCAGGTCATGACTTTGATATTGCACCAAATACAAGTAATGATTTAAATAGTGGTACTATGCGTGAGAACATGCAAATGATGTGTAATAAAATTACCATGCCGAGTAGAGATATTAATACAGCACCACATAAAACTTATGGACCAAAAAGAGAAATGCCTTACGCATACTCATTTAGTGGTGAGATAGAGTTGACATTTTTTGGCGATAAATTTTTAAGACAAAGAATGTTTTGGGAAAACTGGCAAAAAACAATATTTAATAATGAAACTCACGACATGAAATATTATGATAATTATGTTGGTTCAATAGATATATTTCAGTTAGGTCAGTTTGACGCTAAAGCTGATGATGACGCTAGAGTTACATATGCAGTTAGATTATATGAAGTTTATCCACAAGTTATTAGTCCTATTGAATATACATATGGTGCTAATAATACTATTGTTGAAGTACCTGTTACTTTAAACTTTAGAAATTGGGTAAATTTAACAATTGACCAAGTCAATGGTGCAACAATTGGTCAAGCAGCCGGTGATAAACCGACTATAAAAGCAAGTAAAGATTTTGGTTTGTTTGGTGGTATTTTAAGTAAACTACCTCCTGAAATAAGACGAGCAGGTAGAGATATACTACAAACAACTAGAAGAAATCTACCAATTGGTAGAGTTACAGGTGGAAGATTATTTCCGCCTTTTGGTTAATAATTAAGGAGTAATATTATGGCATTGCCAGTATTGGAAAGTAATACTTTTGAATTGACATTACCATCAAGTGATGTAAAAGTAAAGTATAGACCGTTTCTTGTAAAAGAAGAAAAGATTTTATTACAAGCGATGGAATCAAAAGAACAAAAACAAATTGTACAAGCATTAAAAGATATAGTTAGTGTGTGTACATTTGGACAATTAAATGTTGATGACTTACCGACATTTGACCTAGAATATGTATTTTTACAGATTAGGTCTAAATCAGTAGGTGAAGTTGTTAACTTAAAAATTCTATGTCCTGACACTAAAAAAGATTATGCAGAGGTTGAAGTTGACTTATCAAAAGTTGATGTGCATGTAGATGATGAACATAGAAATAAAATTATGGTTGACGAAGAAAAGAAAATAGGTGTATTGATGAAATATCCTACAATCAATTCTGTTGACCCTACGATAGATTATAGTAAAGGTGCTGATACAAAAACATTATTTGGTGTGATTGCAGATGGCGTTTACCAAATCTTTGAAGGTGAACAAGTGCATATGGCTAAAGACTATTCTAGGGAAGAACTAGATAAGTTTATAGAAAGTTTAGATAGTAAATCTTTTAAGAAAATACAGAGATTTTATGAAACTATGCCAAAACTTATGCATGAGATTGATGTAACCAACCCTAAAACGAAGGTAACAAGTAAGATTACATTATCAGGTCTTTCCGATTTTTTCGGGTAGCCCTATCACATGACACGCTTGAAAACCATTATCAGGTGAATTTTGCATTAATGCAACATCATAAATATTCATTAACTGAATTAAATGATATGGTACCGTGGGAAAGGGAGATATATGTAAACTTGTTGATTGCATATATTAAAGAAGAAAAAGAAAAACGAGAACGAGAGAGAAAATAAAATGATAGAAAAAATAAAATCAATGTTCGGCGCAGGTTGGTCAGGATTTAAATATGGATGCTCACAATTGTGGCATTTTATTGAGGTAGAAATACCTGAATTAATATCAAACTGGAGATTAGTACCAAGACTTATGATGGTTGCTTATGCATATGCATTTATGGAAGTCATCACTTGGTTTATGGCATTAGAAGCTCCTAATAACGCTCAAGCAGGTTTAGTTTCAGTAGTTGTTGGTGCTGGTGCTGGTTGGTTTGCAATATATGTAAATGGTAAACCATCAAAAGTAAAATCTAAAGATTAATAAAGTATAGAGAGTTAAATGGCTGAAGAAAACAAAAATGTATCAAGTGCTCTGGCAGTTGTAGAAGAGCAACAAAAAATTGTTGGTAACGCATTAGTAGCTGCCTCTGGTACTGCTGTATTAGCTGAAAACTCTGATACTTCAACTGAAATACTTGAACAAATTAGATTTATACAAAATCAAACATTACGAGCAGTTAGAAGTGTTGCTGATGGTATCATGGAAATGGTTGCCTTTAACAAATTACAAGATAGACGAGCACTAGAAGATAAAACTGAAAATGAAAAAGAAAATATAGGTGCATTACCAGGCGATATACCTGGTGATAGTGGTGGTGTAGCGGCTGATGACGCAGACCAAAAAACAGGTGGATTCTTTGGATTTATTGGTGGTTTGCCGGGTGCAGGTTTCTTAAAAAAAATAATAGCACCAGTTACAGCATTCTTTGGTAAATCAGGTCTATTGGTAAAACTATTTGGTAGATTTGGTCCTCTAGGTGCATTAATATTAGGTTTTACATTAATTTACAAATATTCAGATGAGATAGCTAAAGCATTATCTCCTGCTCTTGATAAAATAAAAGAATTAGCAGTAAAATTAAAACCAGTTACAGATGTATTATTGGCAATTGGTGATTTCTTAATGAAAGGTATCATCAAAGGTATTGGTGAAGTTATTTCATTTTTAATAGGCACAGTAGAAAAGTTTATTGATGGTATAACTAAAATATTTACAGGTGATATAATGGG